CTTTTGAATGTGATACATTTGAGAAAGTAAGACGATATGCAAGTATTATATTAGTACTCCCTCGCCGAAGTGCTCTAAGCTCAACAAGAATCATTGAGACCACATGGTTTTTACAGAACCTTAATACAGAACATGTAGTGCTTTTAAAACCAGGAGATGGTCAATGGCATTTAAAGTATGTGGTGGGTTTCAAATTGTCTGGGCCGAATTTTATGTCGCAGGTTGAAGTCGCAGATTTGCCTGATGCACTCGTTGGTAAAAAGAGGCAAAAAAGAACGCGGATGATCACAAATAATCAAGAAAGACTTTATTTTAATTATTCAGCTGAAAATGTGGTTCAGAAACCTTATCTACGAGGTCCGAGTTTTGAAAAATCGAATAAAACACATTTCACTTATTTTGAAACATTGGATATTGATGAGCTGGTGCCAGGCATTACCACGCAGTTGGAAGCGCCTTTGAATCAAATACCAAGTGTAGTTTTGGAAGAAACTAATGTCAAGGTAGCCATAGATCATCTAACTAATCAACGTTTCGGGCGACTCGGTCATCCCCAGAGTCGTAAACTAACCTGGCGGGCTCTGACTGCTGGTTATGGTCAATATTTTTTCTCACGTTCTAAGTTTCAAGCTTTAAAGGCAGTTCAAACAAGGTATCTTTGTGCAAAAGCCAAGCAATATGTTGGCATGACTGAGGTTGATGTCATAAAACAGATAAATGATCTCTTCTTCTCGCGTTTTATCAACATACAAGAGGTCACTGAAGATGAATTTGATATGATTGTTATGGAATGGTGGCGTGATGTTAAAGTTAGGTCATATCTTGCAAGATTTTTTGGTGAAAATGCAATGGACACAGTCAACATAGATCGGCTTCGGGTGAATTTGAAAACACAATTTAAACCTAGTAATGCCACAAAAGGCGACAAATATTCTTCAGTAGGACAACCAACATGCGCTCACACAATCATGGAGGTTTGTCAGTGGCAGTTGATGTTGCGTGTTTATATGTTCCTTTTCAAAAAAAGTTTTAAAACTGCTTTGGATGACAATGCTTTTTTGATGTCAGCCAGAGTTAATATCGATCAATATATGGAACTGGTAGCACTTCATTTCAAGGTGAGACAAGCTGAAGGTGCACAAAATATAACTTCAGATGCACACATGCTCGATGCCAGTCAAGGAACATTTAATACTGAACTTTTTGTTGATGCAATGCAACGTTTTGGAATGCCCGTCGAAGTAGCTCGAAGGATTGTTGATTCAATTTCGAAAGCAGTTTTGACAAATGAATTTCTGAATGTTACTGTGGAGGAATCGTTCTTTTCCGGGTTGTTTTGGACCTATCTTTACAATACTTACAATTGTGCTGCTCTTTCGACATTTGTTTGGGATTGGGACGGTTTTTGCACAATGGCTGGTGCGGGTGATGACGACACATGGATGGCCAACAATCCAAGGATCAATGCGGCACGCGCGGAATTGTATCGTATTTTCGTGCGGACAAAATTTACCTATACTGTGGATGATAGTAGTGATTACTGCGGTTTGATTACAGCTGATGGTGAGTTTTTGCCACATTTGTTCAGGTTCTTTACCAAGCTTGTTGCTTATAGAACAAATAAGTGGTCAGATTTTGTCGAATATCAATTATGCATGCGTGATAACATACAACGTATAATACGGGCTGGCCTTGATAAAGTATTGGCTGCAATGATCTTGAATCGTATAACTGACACGCCGAATGGGAGGTCACAAATGTCTGTTGCTGAAGCAGAAACAATTTGGAACACTTATTGTAGTTGGGCCTATGCAAAGAAAGCTGATTACGAAAAGTATTTCAAAACTTATACATTTGAAGATCAAACGCTAAATGCAGAAAATTTGTACACAGCCGGTGGTGTGTGTTCCGAAACACACTGGGGCGTGAAACAAGTTTGATGCTTTGGTTTTGGAGTGCTTGACGGGACCCCATTAAAACATTACCGTCTATAAATAAATAAACAATTATTACCTCATTATGAGGTCGTTTAGGTTCATAAACCTGTAACGTGCATACTTGATATGCTTGAATTATATTCTTTAAAA